AAAAAAGGTATATTAAAAGTAGCTACAGATTCAGATGATAAAGTTTCTTTGGGGATTGGCAGGGTTGTCGGTATTGTCTCTGGCCCTAGTCCTGATCCTACCTCCGTTGAAGATGTTGTTTCTTCTTCAGAAGAAGATCCCTGATCTGCCAAACCCGACTCAACTTGTTCCAGACTCGGTAAAAGAACTGGATCTAGATATGGAATCTCTGCCACAAGCGGATAAAAAATTGTTCTAGGCGGTACTAATACATCTATTTCTGGGAGATGCGGTAGATATTCGTCCATTTTTTGATAGTATTAAAGCAACCTTACACTTATTTATTACACATAGCATCCTTGAGGGGAATCAGACTAAGTGAAATAAGGTTGGTTAAATCCAATTTTCTTTCAATTTCCTATGGCTAATTTTAGTCCGTCTAGGCTAGGTCTGGTTAACAATACAGGTACTGGCTACAAAGATTTATTTTTAAAAGTTTGGAGCGGAGAGGTACTTTCTGCATTTAGAAAGGCTACAATTTTCGAGCCATTGCATACGATTAGAACGATTCAATCGGGAAAATCGGCCCAATTTCCAATTATTGGATTGGCTAGTACTAGCTACCACTCGGTGGGTGAGCAACTGACAGGTTCAGCAATTAAGCATGCTGAAGCTACCATAAATATTGATGACAAACTTGTCTCAAATGTATTTTTGGCAGACATCGAAGAGGCCATGAATCACTACGATGTGAGGTCAAAATATACAGAGGAGATGGGAAATGCTTTAGCCTATCGCTTTGACCAAAACGTAGCTGCTGTAATAGCTCAAGCTGCTAGAACTGGTACAAACTTCAACACAGATTTAGCTGGTGGTACAAGAGTTAAGATTCTTAAGTCTGGTACAGCTAACACCGCTGCTGCTGTAGCTGCTGTTACTGGTGCTGATCTTGTAGCTGCTATGTGGACTGTTGCTGAAACATTTGATGTTAACAACATTCCAGAAAACAACAGATACTTTGCTTTAGATCCAGCAAACTACTATAAGCTTGCTCAAACAACCGATGTTCTTAACAGAGATTGGGGCGGTTCTGGAGCGTACTCAGAAGGTACAGTTCTTAAGGTTGCTGGTATTTCGATTATTAAATCTAATCACTTACCTAAGACAAACAGATCTCAAGTAACTGGAGAGAACAACACATACCATGCTAACTATACAGATAACATTGGTTTGGCATTTACTCCAGATGCAGTTGGAACAGTTAAGTTAATGGATCTTAAGATGCAGCAAACAGGCAATGACGTTTCTGCAATGTATCAAGGTACATTTATGGTTGGTTCGATGGTTCATGGTACAGGGGTTTTACGTCCTGATTGTGCTATTGAAGTATATGCAAGCAACTCATAAGTAGATAATATAGGGGAGTAACTTTACTCCCTTACTATTATGTCTCCTAGAGGTACTGGCACATACGGAACTAAAAAAGGTCGTCCCCCAAAAAAAGGAACTAAAAAATAAATGGTACTTGCAAGAACATCAAAACTTCAAGCAGTCAATAAGGCTTTGCAAATGATGGGCGAAAGTCCATTAAACTCTTTGCAAGGTCTTCTTGGTTTAGGTAACTTAGCGGAAACAACTTTAGATAGTGTTAGTCGCAAAGTACAAGTAGAAGGATGGTCTTTTAATACTGATTATCAAATGGATTTGACTAGAGACTCTACAACTAATCATATTTCAGTTGGTACTAACGTCAGTAGAATTGTTATTGATCCTTATGAGTACAACAATATTGATGTTGTGCAACGTGGAGATAGATTATACGACAGAAAAAACAATACTTATGTTTTTACAGAAGATTTAAAAGGAGACATGACTATCATTCTTGATTGGGATGACTTACCAGAACACGCTAGACTTTACATAATGACTAAAGCTGGTAGAGAATTGCAAGAAAATATGATTGGTAGTAAAGATTTAACAGAAATAAATTTAGTATTAGAACAAGAAGCTAGGTCACAATTTTTAGAGGAAGAAACAACTTTAAGTGAGCACAGCATGTTAAGAGGTCATGCTCGAAGAACACATCCTGTACTTGGATTTAAACCTATTAATGTTATGCAGAGATAACTATGGCATTAATTAGTAGCACTATTCCCAATATGATTAATGGGGTTAGCCAGCAACCTCCAGCGTTAAGACTAGCTTCACAGGCAGAATCAGTTATAAATTGTCTATCTTCTCCAGTAGAAGGATTAACTAAGCGTCCTCCTTTTAATCATTTAGCAAAGTTAATATCAGGTTCTGCTGGTACTGGTAAACCTTTTGTTGAGATTGTAGATAGAGATGGAACTATCCAATATTTAATAATGATTAGAGATGGGGCTATAGATGTATTTAATCTAGATGGAACTTCTCAAACAATTACAACACCTAACGGAACTGACTATTTAGACATTGCTAATACAGCAGAGCCAACAGATAAATTTAGAGTTGCGTCAGTTGCTGATTATACGTTTATAGTTAACAGAGAAAAAGTTGTAACAATGGATCATGCGGGAACTTACTCGCAGTCAGGTACAGCAATAACTGTTAATTCTAACGCTCATGGATTAACCTCTGGAGTAAAAATACAAATAGATTTTGAAACAGGATCTAGTGTTGATGGCACATATGTTGTAACTGTTGTAAACGCTAATCAATTTACATTAGTTGGAGCGTCTGCAAGTACTAGCGGTAATTGTAGGTTTAATGAATTATCTCCTGATGTATCAGCAAAAGGTATTGTGTTTATAAAAGCTGCTGATTACTCTACAACTTACGAAGTAAAAATAAAAAGTGCTGATGGAAGTAGTACTTTAGCAACTGCATCTTATACAACCGCTGCTGTAGGTGGAGCAGTACCTAACTCAGGTACGATTGCTACAGATCTAAGAAATGATTTAGCAAGTGCTTTGTCTAGTGGCTGGACATTTACTGTAGATCAATACATTATTAGAATTGAAAAGCAAGATGGAACTGATTTTGTTTTAGAAAGTAGCGATACAAAAGCTGGAACTTATACAAAAGCAATTAAAGGAGCAATAGATACTATTAGTGACTTGCCTACTTTATGTGAAGACGGATTTGTTATTAAAGTGCAAGGATCTAAAACTACAAGATTAGATGATTATTACGTTAAGTTTGAGACTTCTAATGGTACAGGTTTTGGTTTTGGCATCTGGAGAGAAACAGTTGGCCCTTTAGAACCATACAAATTTAACAAATCAACAATGCCTTATGTGTTAGTTCGTGATGCAGCTACTGGTAATTTTGAATTTAAACAATTTGATTGGTCGCCTAGAATTGCGGGAGACTTAGCTACTGCACCTACTCCTACTTTTGTGGGTACTACGATTAATAATATTAATAGTTTTAGAAATAGATTAATTCTTTTAGCAGATGAAAACGTAATAATGAGTGCTGCTGACAGTTACGACAGATTTTTTCCTGAGACAGTACAAACTATTGTTGACAGCGATCCTATTGACTTAGTAACAGGTGGTACTGAGATTCATTTCTTAACGTCTAGTTTGGCCTTTGCTAATACTTTATTGTTATTTAGTCGGCATGGTCAGTTTAGGTTAGATGCTGGAGCTTCAACTATTGGTGGTGCTTTAACTCCCAAGACTGCAACTATTACAGCAATGACTACATATGAAACAGAGCCAACAGTTGATCCTATTGCTGCTGGTCGAACTGTTTATTTCTCTGTGCCTAAAGGAGAATTTAGCGGGTTGCGTGATTTTTACTTACAAGATGTTACTGCATCAGTTCCAGTATCAGAAGAAGTTTCGTCAGCAGTTCCAAGATATATTCCTAAAAACATAACAACTTTAATTAGTTCTGCATCAGAAGAAACTATTGTAGCTATAAGCAAAGATGAACCTAAACGTATTTATTTTTATAAGTTCTTTTATGAAGAAGATTCTAAGTTGCAATCTTCTTGGTCTTTCTGGGAAGTTAAAGGAGCTAAGACTATGCTTGGAGCTTCGATTGTAGATAGTGATGTTTACTTTGTTATTCAATATTCAGACGGAGTTTATTTAGAAAAATGTTCATTACGTCCAGAATCAACTGATGCAGGGAGTGAATTAGAAATTTTATTAGACAGAAAAATAGATGAAACCAAATGCCACATCAACGTAATTAATCAAGGTGGTGCTGGTGTCCAATCAGTTATATCTTTACCTTATCCAACTGCTACTGCTGGAATCCAAGTTGTTGTCGGTAGAGATGTTGCTGGTAATACAATTCAGCATGGAGAAGTAAAAGTTCCAAGTGCTGAGACTTTAACTGGAGCTACACAGTCTGGCTTTAGTGGTAACGGAACTATGACTGTACTAGGAGACTTAACTAATGCAAAGTTTTTTATAGGGGAAAAATACGATATGACTTATGAGTTTAGTACTCCATATTTAAAAGAACAACCAACAGGTGGTGGTGTTGCGGTAGTTGCTGGGCCTCGATTACAAATAAGAACTTGGACATTTGTTTTTGATGACACTTCTGCATTTAAAATTAAAGTAACACCAAGAGGTAGAGATCCTTTCACTTACCCTTATAATGGGTTTATTGTTGGTCAAAATCCACCAGCACTTGGTCAAGCACCTTTCTTAGCGGGTACATTTAGAGTGCCAGTAATGGCACATAATAACGACACTAAAGTTGAAATCTTAAGCGATAGTCCACTACCCTGTCGTATTCAATCATCAGAATGGGAAGGATGGCTACACACCAGAGCAAGACGATTGTAGGAAAGTTTACTTGGCGAAAGTCAATACTTTCTGATGTTGTAGAACTTGCAGCAAATATGCGACAAGAAGATAAAGAGGAAGTATTAGCTTACTCTGGATCATCTCCTCAAGAAGCTTTGTTTTATTGTTTTTTTAACAGTAAACCTTGTATGACTATGGTTGGAAGAAAAGGTAATCTAATGGGAATGTATGGTGTAGTACCTTGTTCTCCAAAAGTTGGAAGGATTTGGATGTTAGGTCATAAAACTATGATTAATGATTATAAGGATGTAAGAGATTTTTTAAAGTATTCGCCAATAGAATTACAAAAGTTTCATTGCAATTATCCACTTTTATATAACTATGTTGATGAAAGAAATACAACTCATATAAAATGGATTAAGTGGATGGGTTTCTCAATCATTAAAAAACACGCTACATTTGGAGCAGCGGGTATTCCTTTTTACGAATTTGTAAAGAACTAACTATGTGCGGTGCAATTCCTATAGCTGTTATCTCAGGGGTCTTAGGTGTAGCTGGTAGCTATATGCAATACCAGCAAGCTAAGACAAATGTTGCATATCAAAACGCACAGCAAAATTTAACTTATCAAAGTAATGTTTTACAGGCACAGTCAAACCGAATGACTGAAGATGTAAAGAAACAGATGAATGAAGATGCAATAGCACATAGTAATTATTTAGCAGACTTGCAATATGAAAGAGATAGTACAACTATTACTATGAACCAGATGCAACAGATGGAGGAATCAGCACAAGAAAGGACTGCAAGAGGTCGAACATATTTAGAAAAGAAAGGAGAAGTTGCAGCATTAAGAGGATTAGGAACAAACGCATGGACTTTGATTGCGGATATAAAACGAACCCAAGCAGCAGCAGACTTTATAACGAATCGAAATTCAGCGTTTGCTCTACAAGGAACGCAATCGCAACGTCTTGATGCACAATCTAATCGGGCTAGTAGGCGAGGCCAAACTGCAACGTATCTTAAGAAAACAGTACTTGATCCTGTTAAGCCTTTGGAAATACCGAAGCCAAGCTTTGGGCCATACGCTCTTGGCATGGCTAGTTCTGTTGTGGGTGGCTTTAATACTTATGGCACTTTATCTGGTGGTGGTATGCCTAATTGGAGCTTGACAAAATAATGGTATCTACAAAAGGTTTAAGTCTTGGCAAGAACGAAGAATCTAAAAAAAGAGGTCAAGCTAAACAAGTATCTCTTGATGGATTAACTGT